AGACTAAGGACAGAGCCGTTAAGCCCGCTGCAAACCAATCGTATTCGGCAGGGCTTTGGAAAGGTAAGGGCGTTACGGGCCTTTCAATCTCTATTAGCGCAGAGGGTTTGCGTTTCTACGGTGAGAGCGAGAACGGATTTAGCGAGATCGCCGCTAAGTGGGGTGAGGGACAGCACGTAGCCGTCTTAGCCTACGAGCGTGAGGGTGACGCTACCCCGTACGTTTCTGGTAATTTCATTATTACCTCAATCGAGGAGACAAGCCCCGCCCAGGATGATGCGACCTACTCTATTCAGTTAGAGAGCGACGGCGAGCCAAGCGCATACCCTGGTAAGCCATCGGCACAGGCCGAAGTTCATGATTAATTCCTACGATCATGGCGAAAGTAGAAATTACTATAAACGGAAAAGCATACCCCTGTAGGCAGACTATGGGGGCTATGCTTCGCTTTAAGCAAGAGACAGGCAAAGAGGCTACAGAAATGGACGGCGGTTTTACCGATCTGTGTACCTATCTGTGGTGTTGTATCGTTTCGGCTTGTAAGGCAGACGGTATAGACTTTGATCTAAGCCTGATGGAGTTTGCAGACAGCATAGACCCCGATACTATGGCAGCGTGGACTAATACGCTTGACAGCGGAGAAACAAAGCCAGAGGGGGCAGAAAAAAAAAGAACAAGGAAAAGCAAATAGGCATTTACGACGTATTGGGCATAGCGTTGGGCCTGATCAGGCTTTCGTACGATGATTTTTGCAGACTGACACCTACGGAATTTGAACACATCTATAAGGCGTACAGCGACAAAGAGGATGCAGACTATAAAGATGCCTGGGGCCGTATGAGGTTAGCGGCAACCGTATTACTACAGCCGCATACCAAACGGAAGATCACACCTGAAAAGGTTATTATTTTCCCCTGGGAGAAAAAGAAGAGTAGCGCACCTATAATCAGTAAAGAAGAGGGTAAAGAACGGTTTGAAAAGTTGTTAGCACGAATTAAGAAAGAATAAGGAAAACGTTTGCTTAGTACAGATGCCTTTTTGCTGATACAAATACAATCTGGTATAAGTAATTAGCAATGGCAAAAGATGTAAAATTTAACGTCCGAATATCTGTTGACGGTAAGGAGCAAATTGTAACGGCCACCACGTCGCTTAACGATTTGCGGCAAGTCATGGATAAAGCAAAGGGTAGCGCGGCAAAGTTACGCGATACCCTGCTGAACTATAACCAATCCGTACAGGTATTGCAGAACGTAGCCAATGCCGTACAGCAGCTTTCAGGTACGCTTAATAGCGTGACAGAGGAAAGCCAGAGTTTTGGCGCAGCTATGAAAGCCGCTAATACGATGGCGGGTAAAGACGCGGCGGGCTTTGACAAACTGAAAGGCCAGGTAGCCGATTTGTCTAAGACTATCCCGATGGCCCGCGATGCCCTGGCTAATGGCTTGTACCAGGTTATTAGTAATGGTGTACCCGAAGATAATTGGATTAGCTACCTTGAATCGTCCGCACGATCAGCCGTAGGCGGTATCGCAGACGTTGGCGAAGTAGTAAAGGTTACATCTACCATTATCAAAAACTACGGGCTTGAATGGAGTGCAGCCCAGGATATACAGGATAAGATACAGCTTACGGCCAAGAACGGCGTAACGTCGTTTGAACAACTTGCAGCCGCTTTGCCGTCAGTGACAGGCCAGGCAGCGCAGTTAGGCGTATCGTTTACTGAAATGTTGGCCGTAATGAGTACGCTAACGGGTGTAACGGGTAACACGTCCGAGGTATCGACACAGCTTGCAAGCGTACTGACAGCATTAACGAAAGAGAGTAGCAAGGCACAAAAGATGGCAGCAGCTATGGGTATTTCGTTCAATGCGGCATCTATCAAGGCAGCGGGAGGTTTCCGTAATTTCTTGATGGAACTTGATAAGACTATTACGGCGTACACAGCCAAAACGGGCGAACTGAAAGAATCGGTTTACGCTAAGTTGTTTGGCCGTGCAGAGGCTTTGCGCCTGGTTAATGGTTTGACCGGGCAGATGGCCGATAAGTTTGCCGAAAACATAAAGGTACTTGATGATAGCGCGGGCACTATGGCAGCAGCCTACGAAGATATGGCAAGTACCAACGCGTCTAAGTTGCAGATGATGAAAAACCAATGGGGCCAATACACTGACTATATAGCAGGTGTAGTAGGTGGTATTCAGCCCGCGTTAAATTTCACGTCTCAATTAGGTATGACCGCAGTTTCGGTTATGACTTTGACAAAGGCGTTTAGTCAGTTGCATATTGCACAGGCTTTAGCCTCAAAGTCAATGTATCGTACTATTGCGATCTACACTTTGTTTGGCACTAATTCCCGTCGCGTTGCAGCCGCTACGCACGTCATGGCTAATTCATTCCGTAGCGCAGCTACGAAAGCCGTAGCCCTCAAAATCGCTATGCGCGGACTATTGGCCGCTACAGGTATTGGTATAGCACTTGCAGCGTTAGGCGTGATCGTAGCGAAAATGGCCGGATCATTTGACAGCGCGGGTGATGCAGCAGCCGGAGCCGCCGACGGTTTGGAGGATTTCGGAGAATCAGCCGACAGCGTAAAACAGGCTTATGATAACGCCCTGGAATCTACCTATAGCGACCTGATGGCTAAGTACGAACAACTGAAACAGGGTTGGAAGTCACTTAGTAAGGAGCAAGAAAAGGTAGCCTGGATTAAGAATAACCAGACAGCCTTTGAAGAATTGAAGCTAAAGATAAATAGTGTATCTGATGCAGAAAGTATCTTTAGCGGCAATACTGATGCAGTGGTAGAGGCTTTCAGCCGTAGGGCAAAGGCAGCGGCACGTATGGCGCAGCTTACAGAGTTGTACCGTAAACAGATCGCTTTGGCCGATGAATACGCCAAGACACAATTAGCTATCCAAGATGATGCAGCCCACCAGGGCAGACACGCCAACGCGGGCGACGAAATCAAGGATCAGACCTACAGAAACAGCCGCTACGGTAGCGTTGGCAATGATGGCAAATGGCGTTTTTCAGATCAAGGCGCGAAACTCTACAGCGGAACTAACGTATCAAGTAGCCCGGCACTAAGAGCCATTGAAGAGAGAATGAAAGCCAACGAAGAGGCTACGAAGAAAGCCGAGGCCCAATTTGCAGCGGAGCAAGCCGAGGCAAATAAACCTATCGTTGGCGGTAATCCCCTGGCAGGTGGTGGTAAAGGTGGTAAGACTGATAAGAACGGTAAGAAAGATTTGAAGTTGGTAGAAAACGCTAAGTCTTACAAAGACCTGGCTAACAACGTTGCATACTATCAGCAAGAGATCGAGAAAACCAATAAGTCAGACGTAGCCAAGATACAGGCTTTGACCCAGGCAAAGAAAGCCGCCGAAGATGCCGTAGCAGCGTTTAAGATGTTACAAGACGGTATGGAATTGCCGGACGAACTAAAGAGCCTGGACGATTACGATAAGAAATTGCAGTACCTACGTAAGCAGAAGCAGACGGCCAACGCTGAATCTATCGCGGGTATTGACGAAGAGATACGTAAGACAGAAGAGGCCCGCCAGGTATTAGAAGATACAGGCGTAGCCGCTATGCGTGATGATGAAATTAAATCTTACGATCAGCTTAACGCCAAACTATCTTACTATAACCGTTTGCTGAATAGCGGCGACGAAGCACAGCGCGAATTTGCCCAGAAAGGTATTAACGGCCTCAATAAGCTGCAAGCCGCATGGGATCAGGCCCGCGATCAGATGAATTTGCCGACATCTACCAACAATCTGAAAGACATAGATACGGCTATTTCATTCTATACAGAGCGTCAGCAGCAAGAGGATGCAGACCAGATACTAAAGACACAGCGCATTATCGACGATCTGACAGCAAAGAAAAAGACTTTGCAGTTAAGCGTTGAGATACCAAGTATGCAGCGTGAGATTGCCGATATTAACGCTTTGTCTGGTAAGGAGCAAACTATTAAGATACGCAGTATGGGTTTTGACGAACTCAAAAAGCGTATCAAGGAACTTAACGACCTGTTGGCGAACACCAAGAACCCGGTAACGTCAGATCAGAGAAAGGAGATAGAAAGCATGGTAGCCGTTTATGAGAAATGGCAAAGGCAGTGTGTATCTTCTTTCGATACCCTACAGCAAGGTTGGGGAGGTATCAAGGGTATTGGCAGCGGCGTTGAGAGTATCACAAACGCCCTGGAGGGTAACGGTAATGCCTGGCAGACGGTAACGGGTATCGTTGACGGCTTTATACAGCTTTATGAGGGCATACGTACTATCGTAGGCATTATCGAGTTACTGACAACCGTAACAGCGGCCCACACAGCCGCTAAGACGGCAGAGGGCGTAGCCACAGGCGTAACGACAGGTGCAACGGTAGCAGCAGCGGCCACAGAAGAGGCAGCGGCAGCGGCGGTAGTACCCGTGATCGTTGCTAACAAATTGGCTACAGCAAGCTATATGGAGTTGGCAAGTGCAATGTACTTTGCAGCACACGCGGCCATACCGTTTGCAGGTTTTGGTATCGCAGCCGGATTTACGGCAGCAGCCGTAGCAATGGTACAGGCCGTTGGCTTGACACCATTTGCCAATGGCGCAGTAGTCAG